GCACCCCAGAGGTGTTCTTTGTCTCTCAAGTAGGGTGATATATCACGAGTGTCTTCTATTACCTGTTGGCCCATACCGTAAGACGTACCACCGTAACCTAGTGTCATAACATTGCGCTTGACAGTTTTACGTTGGATTTTCTTGTCTTGAATATTGTGCCAATAAACAGCAAAGAGTTTTTCTCGTAGATCACGGTTTTTGTTTCGCCATGATTGTGCTTCTTGAAAAGCTAAAGCTTTACGCTCAGACTTATCAGGGGCATTTTCATAGGCTCTTTGCAGCTTAATTGCTGTATCAAAGGTTTCCTGAAACTTGTTAATAGTTTCTTTGTCTAATCCTTTAACTTGTTTATCAAGGCGTTCCCAGACTTTTTCAGCAATGAACATATATACATCACCTGGAAGTCTACTAGGAACAAGATTAACAAGAGGTGCAACTTCATCATCTTGAGACATAGCTACTAGATGTTGAACACCATTATTAGAACCGTCAATATACACAGGTAAACAAGAAGGAAAGTCAGATACATCATTTCCATTCTTTATCCACTCGTTTATAATATATAGTTCATAACAAGCTGCTAAGAAGCTAAATGGCTTGTCTGCATTCATCCAATTAGTATTAACTAATGGATTTTCTACATAGTCGAATATATCTGTTATATTCTCAGAGACCCATTCAACTCGATCATCAAGGCTAACTTTATCGTTACCCCAGACATTTGCTGTATGTACACACAACCAGTAATAACCTACGTCCCCTAAAGGAACTGGCTCGTCAAGCATTAGTATGCCTTTAGCATTATCACTAGACTGCTCGTGTAAGAAGGCAGTATTAGGATAAATGCGACCTCGAAAGTCAAGGTTATAGAGGTGATAGAATGCTTTACCTAGGTGCTTCTCTGCAAGCCTCTGTATAGCTTCTGCTTCAATGATTAACGAAGCCCGCTTAATTGGATCGATCTCTTTAGTAAACTTAAAAGGATTTTTGTCATTGTGCATACATTGTTTATAAACATCAAATACAAAGTCGTTAATTCGCCAACCTGTATTATTTAGTTTATTTAAGGTTTCTACTACGTAAGTCATATCATGATTTTCATAGTATTTCAATGCATCTTCATAGCCCTTTTTAATTACACTAATACCTGTCTCTTCATGATAGGCATCTTGAATCCACGGCTTTGGAGGTGTGTTAACTGGAAACATATCACACTTTTCTGTATCTACTAAGTCCATAAGCTCTTTAATAGCTTTCCAATCTTTAGCAAACAAGAAATATGATCTATGCTTATCTTTTTTACCATTACGATAAGTGTGTTTCTTTCGATATCCCAGTATACCGAGTTCAATATAGCTGATTAATACAAACCAACCACCTTGAACATCTAAAACACTATTTTGTTTTTGTCTTAATTTTTGTCTAAGACGTCTTCCAATACTACTTGCTACTTCTACAAGTGTTGCCTTCCTTTCTAACCCTTTTAGTATATGAGTATAAGAGAACTCAATAAGATCTCTTGCATTCATTTTGTTAAGAAAAACTGCAGCCTGTCTTTTATCTAAAACAGATTGTCTATAATCAAGATCTTCTGCAAGTTTGTCTAGGATTGTAGTTGTCATTGATATTCCTTTTATGACGAGCCTTGTACTATAAGTACCTCGTATTTAAACATTACTTAGGAATCAGAATCATACTTTGAACACATAAACATCACAAACGCCATAGTAATAATTCCAATTGTCATACAAATTCCTTGAAAAAAAAAAAAAAGTTTTAAAATAGAACCCCCGCCCCGAAGGGCGAGGGCAAAAATTATGTTAGATTAGGGTTATTACGATAAGCTGTTTTAATCCAATTTCGAATTGAATCAACAGACACATTATACATATTTGCTACATAGCGAATAGACATGCCTCGCATGACATCTGCCACAGCAATGTAACGAATGTTATTATTGATGCGACCATAGTCACGCCCTTCTTTTAGAATATAACGTGAAGGTGCAATATAAGATTTAGTCATAAGAGATCTCCTTATTTATTTTGACTAGCTCGATGGATCACTGTGATCCAGAAGACGCATTGTGGGAGGCCAACACGCCTACTGAATAACAGTGAAAAGAGCCGCCCCGAAGGGCGACTAAGTTACAGGGAGGAATTTAAGGCCTCTATGTCAAAGAAGACCTCTAGATCATCTTCTTTAAAATCAACATACGTGTGAGACCACTTTTCGTCTATGGCTTTAACTAAGTTGCTAAAGCTTATTTCTTCCAAGTATTCTCTTTGCTCTTCAGCTGTAAGTTTTCTTTTTGGCATGTGCCTCCTAACTATATTCTATTCTAAGAATATTTTCTGTTGTTATACCATGCTTTCTAAAAGCAACACCATAAGCTACTTTATAAGCATCGTCATTTGACCAGTTAGACCTTTCTACAACACTTGTTGTACGTGTTGTTTCTGGCACTTGATAAGTTATTGTACATACGAACATTTTATAGATCCCTGTAGTTTACTCGTATTAACTTTTTCCATGTATACTCTTGATTGTTTTCTACATGGCACTTCCAGTACCCATCCGCTGTGGATACTAGCATTTTATCAGCAAACTCTAATGCAGAGCTTGCTGTTGGTTTGTTAACCGTCATTGTTGTTTCTTCATAATTAAAGATGTACATTAGTCATCCTTCATTAATAACGGTGTTACGAAATAATCAGCAATAAATGCTAACGCTGGTGCGGCTATGATAAAGCCAATTAGTAGAATATCCATTGTTTACTCCTTTTGGTTTCCACTTGGTGATACATAGTATCATTATAGATGCAATAGTTTTCTCACTTTTTATAAAACTTGTGTGATCCTACTTTTCCAAGATATTTCATATCTGTAGTCCAGTATGGTTGCACATAGTCTGCGTGATAGTGTGTTGCACCTGTTTTTGGTAACAATTCAGGATTAGCCATAATGACTTCTGCTGCTTTGTAAATTTCTTTCCAAGACTCACGGTCAAGGTAACTCATACGAGTCGGATCGTCATGTTTACCATCATGAGTCCAAGAAAATTGTTTACGTTGCCATACGACATCACAAACAGTGTCAGGGTAGCTATTGCTAGCTACTCTGTTTAGTGTAACTTCTGCGACCATTGCTTGACCTGCTAACGGTTCGTTTCTTGCCTCGAAAAACATGTTTAGTGCGAGGCACATTACTGCTGTCATACTCATTTGATTTACTCCACTTGACTTTTGACGCATTTATTTTGTGTGTTTTCTTTTTTGGTCTCTCTGAGAACCAGTCTAACCACTTGAATGGATTCATGTATGGACCTAAACCACCTCTATAGAGATCAGGCCAGAAAAATCCAATGGCAGTACCAATATTGTAATTTTCATTTACGTAGATACCGTCCATATACAAAAAACCTATAATACCGATTATTCCAACTGCCGCTGAAAAATTCCAGTAATTAGATTTTTTAGAGTGTATTTGCGGAGTAAATATAATGATGCCAACTCTGAAGCCCCACATAATTATTCCACATGCTATAATATGCTCTAGCATTTTAGCCTCCTATACAAAGCCCGTTTAATTAGGGCGACCGAAGCCGCCCCAACAAATTAATTACAGCCATCAACACTGGCATCAATAGTTGCACCAATAACAGCACCAGCAACTGCGCCAGTGCCTATTAGCCCCATAGTAAATCCAGTAAATGGATTTGAGAATGCTGCCATGCCCAAGTATGGTCCAGACATACCAGCACCGTAGCCTACAGACGTAGCACCGACTTGAGTACCAGTCATTGCAACACCTGCACCCCATAGACCGCCCACGGCAGCGCCTGTGGCAGCACCATCGGCATTTTCTATGATGCATTCTTTTGCTTTTACCCAAGTCGTACGGTTGTCCTCGCCCTTGATTAATTCTAAATCAAGAACATATTTCAAGTCTCCAGTAGACTCAAAATCTTTTGCAGCTACTGTAGTTGAAGTTGCGATTAATGCAATAGTAATCAAGTGTTTCATTTTAATCTCCATTTGGTTTCCACTTGGTTTCATTGTGATACATAGTATCATTATAGATGCCCCAAAAATCTCACTTTTTGGGACACTATTTTGTTAGTTAGTAGACCAATAGTGGTCTTGCTCTGCGTCCATTTTCATTCCGTCAATTTGGTTTTCGAGATGATTAACTGTTACTTCCATTTCTGGAAAAATAAAGTCAGCAATTCGATAACGAATTTTAAATGTCAGTCTACGTAATTTATCTTGATAAATTGTGTACAATAAATCAATAGATACTATTACTATGAATATTGCCACTAGTGTTAATAATGGCAATGAAGCCTCCCAGAATGATAGACCAGTTAATTCTGCGAGTGTGAAAGTGTCTTTTTCCATTGTATATACTCCTCTTGGATTTGCACTTGCGTGATACTATTGTATCATTATAGATGCGTCAATTTTCTCACTTTTTTATCTGACAAATTTGACAAAATTGGGAACCCCCGAAGGGATTCCCTGTAGTTATTTTTTACGAGTCCACGATTTACGATTTTTATTATTTTGTGATCGTGTAGTAGTACGTAAATTTTTTGGTTTATTGTTAGATCTATTACGATCACGATGATCAACAAATCCATTGGCTTTTTTGCCAGTACTCATTTCTTTGACAATACGATGTACATACACTGCTTTGCCATCGATACGGACTGTTCTATAGCCATCGCCATGATTAGTCCCTGCAACAGATCCCGCAGACTGACGCCCACGAGATTCTTTCCAGTACAACTGACCATTTTTGAGCTTGAAGAGTTTATTCCATTTCTTCATTATAGATGCTCCAATTTTCTCAGTTTTTATTATACGGGCCTAGCGTCTAAAATTATTTTCTTTGTTAACCATGTTAACACCTGAAGTAATTTCAGGCAGCATTTTAACAATTTCTTTTCTAGTTTGTCTAGAAACATCACCAGAAACATTAATGTTAAATGTTTGCTGAGAGCCTTTATTAGCTTCGCCAAATCCCTTTACTTTGTCTGCTGGAACAACTAGCTCTCCTGGAGTTAGCATAGCAGGAACACTGTCTTTACCAACTTGCGAGTATGGTGTATTAGGGACAATACCGCCTTGGTTAAATGAAAGACCTAATCCTGGACCTCCGAAGAGACCATCAAAGATTGGAAGTTCGCCGAAGCCAGTAAAGAAGCTGCCAATACTACTTGTAAGTCCACCAAGACTAAAGCCGCCGCCACCGCTAAACATTCCTGTAAAGCTTTGGAACAAGTCTTTAATACCTCCCCAAAGACCTTTTAAAGCATTTCCAATTGAATCAAAAATGCTAGGAGTGCCTTCTGCAGCGCCTTGCTCTGTACCTGTTTTAATTGCATCAGTAGTATCTTTACCTAGCTTTTCACCAACACCAAAAATACCGCTGAAGAATTCAGAAAGTGGACCTTCACCTTTTTCCAAAGAGCCAATAAGACCATCAAATAACGAAGTACTTAGTCCTTGAGTAAAGCTATCTATAACAGACGTAGTAAGCTGATCAACTAACAAGTTTCCAAATTGTTTAAAGTCACCTGTAATTAAAGCTTCATTAAGACCTTGCTGGAACGTGCTTGCAAAGTCTTTTGCATATTGCATACCAATAGTTTCACTTTCAAGTGCATCTCCACCTTGTCCACCTGCCTTTTTCTTAAGCTCATCAGAGACTTCACCATTCTCTAGATTATCAATGGCAGTAGTAAGTGCTGCGTCATGATCTTGGAAGGCTATTAGTAGGCGTTCTTCTGCTTCTGCAAGTTGTGCCTTAAGCATAATGTCTTTTGGATTTATTTTTAATTGATCTTTTACTTGTTCAATTTGTTCACCAAGTCGTCTAATACGTCTTAAAGCAGTGTTAAAGTTTCTTAGCGTTGGTCCTTGAAGTATACCTGCAGAAAGTATTTCTTGAATTTCTGATCCTGTATAAGCACTACCGCCTTTTTCAAATCTTGGAAGCAGCTTCCCAATTAAACCACCCATGCTAAATGCAGGGAAAGTTCCTGAGTTGATTGCATCCATAAACTTTGTGCCATACTTGGCAACAGAACTTTGTCTAACAACATACTCACCATTTGATATTCTGGCAAGAATACTGTCTGAAGTTCCTGATCCTGGGCCTGATACTTTACCACCTGAAGCAAAGGCTGTAGCTCCTTTTTCACCTCTTCCTGGAATTATAAAAGAAATATCTTTATTAGGAAGTTCTTTTAGCTTAGCTACATATTCTGACAAAGATTCAACAAGACCATCCATAGATGTTTTAAGATTATCTACTGACTTCTGTTGTTCAGGAGTAACAATAGGTAGTTCTCGAATAGACTCAAATGCCTCTTTAAACATTTGAATTTTCTCTTCAGCACCTAAGGCATCAATAATCTGTGTCTTAATGTCTTCTTCACCCTTTTGAAGAGCTTCTTCTGCTATTTCTAAGCTAGGATCGATTCTAAATACAATACCTGCATCTTTAAATGCTTGAGCAAAGCCGCCATATTCTTTAAAGGCTTCCTGATCAATTTTATTAGTTTCTTCATCAAGAAAACTAGAAAGAGTTGCCTTAAGAACATCATTGATATTTTGACCATCTTTAGTAGTAAATCCTGGAAATAAAGACTGAAAGTCAATTTTAATAGGATTTACATTTCTTAAGCGTTTATCAATTCTTGCGCCAATATCATTAAACAGCTTTTCACCAAGCTCTGAATCAATAATCTCATTGATATTAAGACCATCTTCAATAGCTTTAATAAGACCTGCTCGGTTTTCAGTTAAGGCCGCACCAATATCAGTTGCAAAGGCAGCAGATACTCCCTTGGCTTGATCACCACCTACTGTAGGAGAAAACCCTAAAGCAAGTCGAAGATCTTGGCTATCTGCTGAGAAATTGTTTGCTGCAACAGTATAACCTTTAACCAAAGCATAACCCAAAGCAGCTGCAATGGCTGCAATTCCAACTGGGCCAGTGAAGCCAATAGCAATTCTGTCTAAGATCATACGACCTAAGATTTTAAATCTATTACCAGTGCCGAACTGTTCATTAAATTTAGCAGCAGTCCAAAGATCTTTAAAACCACCCCAAATTGCATTAGCGGCTTTTTCTGTAAGGAATCCTGCTCCAATTACAGTACCAATGTCTATTGCTACCCCTGTAAGCCCTTCTTGAGGAAGATTTAATTTATCAACAACCCAATCTAAAGCAATAACACCACCAACAGTACCTGCTGCCCTAAAGATATTTTTGGTAAGCATAAAAGCTTTACCTTTGGTTTGACTAATTAATTTCTTAGACTCTTCAGAACCAGGGTCAAAGATAGCCGCTGCTATAAGAGCATTTCTAACATTTTTACTAAAAATAGCACCAATACCTGCAAGAGCACCAACACCAAAAATAGCATCAAGAATATCATTGTCAGTAAAACCAAGCCCCTCACGAACCCCAGCGCCAAGACTACCTACTGTTAGAGTTACTGTAGCAAAAAGATTACCATCACTACCTGAAAGAAAATTATTAATTTCAGTTACAGTGTCTCGTGCTATTCTACGAACAGCTGATTGAAAACCTTCAGTCGGTGCAAAGTTAGCACCAATAGTAAGACCTGCAAGAGTTAAAAGTAAACCCTTAGTTCCTAGTTTTAATGCAGCAATACCCCCTACAACTAAAGCGGCATTAAACTTACTCAATAAATCATCTGCACTAAAACCAAGAGTAATATTGCTTAGTTTATCAAGTTGTTCTGAAGTTTTAGCTGAAATATCTACAACTACTTTTTGAGTAACTGTTACAGTGTCTTGTAAGATAGTTGAGCCAGCTTTGAAAGTTCCATCTTCATTATATAAAAATGATCCTTTGACAGCGGCTTCTAAGTCTTTAATATACCCTGTTGCAGTATCTTTAAAACTTTTTAGTTGAGGTAAAATGTTTCCATCTATAAAGCCAAAAAGATTTCTTTTTACTTTTTCAGTGCCACCTGGAGTTTCTACTGTTGTATAAACAATAAAGTCGAATAAGTCAGCAAAGGCTTGTTTAATTCTGTCAATTACAGGAAGAACGTCATTATAAGCATCTTCTAAGAATTGAAATAAACGCCTCTTAACTTTCTTATTGCCGCCCATTCCATCAAGGCGAGTGTTTTCTTCTGTAGTTGTGTAGACAATAAAATTAAATAATTCTTTAAATCTTTGTCTTGCAGCACTTATATAGGAGCTAATATTTTCTAAAGAGAGTTTTCCCCATACTTGATTAATTTCATCAACAGTATCAGGTACAACTGAGTTACCTACAAGATAGTCATAAAGTTTCCAAAACGCACTAGAAACCCAACCAGTAAATTCAAGAATAGCTTGAATTGCAGGAGAACCTTCTTTTAATTTTTGGAATTCTGTTCCAATATCTCTTACAATATTTTTGATAGTTGCTGAAACGGCTTGTAAGTTAGCTAGGCTATTCCCAAAGAAATTATCTCTAGGTAGTAGTTCTTCAACCCCTGGACCAACAACTTTAGTTTCATAGAAAATATCAGTAATTGCTGATTTAATATCTCTTATAACTTCTAGAGTGCTGTTTTTAGCATTAATTAAAGAGGCTCTAAAGTTTTCATAATTTAGCTCAGGTAAAGAAAATTCTATACTTGAAAGTTCTTTAAGGATAGCTTCTGCTACGCCTCTAATTGGCCTTTTTACTTTTTCAGTGCCACCTGGAGTGTCTACAGTAGTATAAAGAACTCTTTCAATTATTTCTTGTAATTCTTTATAAGCCTTAGTAAACCCGCTTGTGTCAATACTAAAAGTATCTTTAAAAGCATTTTTAACTGCAAGAAAAGCTAAGTAAGCATCTGACCTAAAAATAAAGATCTCATCACCAATAAGTCTTAGGTTATTTGCAAAAGTTCGTCTAAAATTATAAACAGCATCGGTAACTAAATTAATGCCAGTAATAATAACTTGAGAAAACCCAACTTCTTGATCTACTGCAGAAATAGCTGCAACAAATTCATTTTTGAATACAGTAGTTGCTTGATCAATAGTTGTTGCAATCAACTTAAACTGTTCATCAACAGCTATGCCTTGAGATAAAAGTGCGTCTAGAATAACTTGCGTTGTTAAAGCACCTTCTTCACCTAACTTCTTAAGAGCGCCTAGCTCTACACCAATACCATCAGCAATTGCTTGGGCTACTCGTGGAATTTGTTCTCTAACTGAGTTAAGTTCTTGTCCTCTAAGTTCACCAGAGGCAAGACCTTGGCCTAACTGTACAAGTGCTGCTCTTGCTGATTCAGCAGAAGCACCTGAAATAACAGTAGCCTTTTGAATTGTTTCTGTAACTTCAAGGAGTTGTCCTGGGTCTACGTCTTTAATTGCTAGCCCAAAACGGTTAAATACCTCAACTGCTCCACCGATTTCGGTTCTAGAACGAGCAGAGATATCATAAAGTTTTTCTAAAGTACCAGTAACATTACCCACTTCACCAGTAACTAGTCTAATTCTGTTTTCGAAGTTTTTAACAGAGTCGGTAGCTCTTGAAATACCTTTTACTACTTGAGTAGCAGCGAAAGCACTAGTAATACCAATAGCTAAATTTCTAAAGGCACCAACGGCTCTACTAGCTGTTTTATCTAGATTTGTAACAGATCTTTCTAATTGCCCTAGATCCTTTCGGGCTTGAGTCGTATTAGCACGGACTCTAATTTCTACACCACTCATACGTGACCTCCTTAATAAATTAGCCCCCTAACGAGTTCCCGATACAGGAAGCCATCAGAGGGCTAATTTTTAATTAGGGGTAATCAAGCCTATCTTCATTAAGACTTGCTCAATAAAGTATCTAGGCGCTTGCTTACTATGTCCTTGGTTAAGAACTGAAATGTATTCAACAGGGTTTTCAATTACCCCTTCAACAAACAAAGAACTATTCTTTCTTTTTCTGCTTTTCCAACCAGAACGAGCCTTGCCTGTATCAACAGGAGTAACTACTCGTAAAGTTTCTGTAGCATAATCTATTCTTTGTTCCAGAGACATATTAGCTTGTTCTCGAACTTCTCTTTCAACTCTTTCGAGTTCTTGTTTGAAGTTCACGATATCTAAACTAATTTTATTCATTTATTTTTAAAATCAGGTTTCCAACCTGAATTGTCTCCATTTTTAGCTTTTAGCATTAATTCTAACATTTTACCTTTAGGAACTGCCTGATCGTTCTTTTGTTGCTTTATGCTATTTGTTTTAATCTGTTTTAAAGTTTGGAATATACTTTCGGCGCTTCCTTTTACACCCTGAGAACGTAACATTAAATAAGTTCTTTGGTCTTCTCTCCAACCAACAGGTCTTCTGTGAAAAAACTCAAACCACTTTAAAAGCTCTTCATAAGGCATTTCATCTAAGAGTTTATAAACAGGCATTTTTAACTCATACGCTATTTCGAAAATAGATTCCTCTTTATCAGTTAGTTTCCCTCGGATTGTGCTCCTAAACCTGAGTATGCCATGATACTTTCGGAAAGAACATTTAATTCACCTAAAGGAAAAGTGTTAAAATCTTCATCGGTAAGTTGATCTGCACCAACAACTGCAATTTTAATAACTGATTTTAACAAGTCAATTTGGGCATCATTTGCTTTTGATTTTTCACTTTTTCGTACTAAATCTTGTACTTTAAGAACTTCTGAGACTGATAGTTTTTTAATCTCTACAGACTCTCCCATAAAATCAACCGTTTTTAAAATATTTTTACCAACTAAATGTTTCATTGCAGTTTATCCTTTTCTGTAAACAAATCTTGATTATTAGCTTGAAAGTCATCAAGCATCTTTCTTACTGTGTGTAATACTGATAGAGTTTCTAAACACTCTTTTCCTTCTTTTGAATCTTCTTCAAAATCTTTAAAACGTTCAAAACTCTTTCGAATACTAATGTCTATACTACGCCGCATATGCCTAAACGTAGTACGCATTACAAATGCTTTACTAAATGGTTTATCCATAATATCTCTCTTATTATATAAGTAAGGAAGCCCCCAAAGGGACTCCCTAAAAAGTTTTTTTTATGGTAGTGTAGCTGGACCAAAGAAGTCTGATTGAGTAGACAAAGTAACTGTAGCAGTTGTTTGGTCTGTCAATGCAGGGTTGATCAAGATAGCTTCAACTTTACCTTTGAAGTAAAATTCTGTGTTACCATATGTTAGTGCTGTAGCAGCAGTATCTAATGATGCAGCTTCTGTAGTTGCTTCTTCACACATCATAAAGCGGAAATAAACTTGTGTTCCGATTAGAGCATGAATATCTGTCATGTCGTTAGCAACATAGTTAACAGTAACTTCTAGAGTAGGTGCGTCAGACTGGCCTTGCACCTGAGAAGAAGAACTCTGACCATAAACTGGTACGTTAACGATGTTTGCAGGAGTACCAATTGAAGGGAACTCACGAACAGAAGGCATACGGTCTACATCAGCAGCATTTGCTGTTACGAATAGGTCAGCATAACCCGCTGCATTTTCTGATGCAGGTGTTGATGCGCCACTATAAATGTCTAGGTAGGTAAAAATACCTGCGCCTAGGGAATCAATATGAGCCATTTATTATTCTCCATATATTTTAAATGGTATTAAGTATCTAGCACTATAAAGTGCCTTATTAGATGGGTCTAGCCCTTCCACATTCAAATAAGATGTTCCAAGCTCAGTTCCATTTGTTAAACGTTTATTTTGTAAGCTAATATCTAGTATGTCAGAAATCGCCATAAGACGAGATTGTCCTTCACCAGCTTTTACAAAAATCTTAACGGCAACAAGACCTTCAAGTTGCTTTCCACCGCCGTGAGCATTATTTTCACTGTTACTAGGTAATACGTTAAGTCTACAAAACTCGTTCTGATCATCAATAGTACCTTGATAGTTATCAGGATAAATATCGATATTATTTGCAGTCCAAGTTGCGGAACCAAATACAGTTTCAATATCGTCTAAAACATTATCATACATTAGACTTTCTCCTTAGTTAGGATAGCCGTAATAACAAAATTATTGTCAGTATAGTCAATAATGTTATAAACTTTAGAATCAACAGTTAATACATCATATACTGAAATATCAACCCCTGACTTCATAAGAGCCGTAGTTGTAAACCCTTCACCTGAAGGTTTCTGAGTAGATTCAATAATAACGTCTACAGTTTGACTACTAATAGTACTAACTGTTTGTCGAGTATTAAAGTCATAACTAGAAACTGCCTTAGTAGAAAGAGTTCCTTGCTTAACAAGATCACCTGCAGCAGTAAAAGCTTTATCAACAGCAGCAGTTACTTTTGCAGAAAGTGACATTAGTTAGCCCTCCACCAACTGGAACCCATACCGAATGACCCTCTTCGAATAAGTGGTCTTAATGGTTTAATTACAAAAGCTGGTGTAATAGAAATTCTGGTTACATCGTTGTTACTATCAGATAAACTAATTGATCCGATACTAATGCTTTCATAAGTTTGAGTAGTTTGAGCTAACAAGTCTTCATTGTTTAACAAATGTAATGCTTGTTCGTAAACGCCTATTTTTACAAGATCTGGCACAGTAGAGTCTGAAATAGAAATCTCTTGACCCATACGAGGATCATAGTAACGAGCGTTTTTACGAGGCCAAGCAAGAGCTTGAGAAGAGCTAACAGCCGATCCAATCCAAGGATTGTTGTCGATAATTTGTGTAGCAGTTACAAGTGCATCTTCTTTATCGTTATTAGAGGCACTGTCCCAATTTGCAGAGTCAATTCGAGTTTCGAAGTAATCATCTGCATTAGCAACTGTTACATAACTATTAGTATTTAGAACTAAAGCCATTAGCTCCTCCTATTTATTATGAGTGGAAAATAGGTAGAATACCTAGGTTTAGGGCATCCATTTTACGATCCCATGAAGCACTTGCTGCATAGCTTGCGTTTGTTGCAAATGCGTTTGTAGCACCTGCCCAATCGTAGCCCATTGGGTGCATGATGAAGCCGTAACGATACCAAATATTTGTAGAACCGCCACCTGTGTATGCTGCTGCGTCACGATCTACTTCTACTGGTGTAGGAGTCGCAACTGGAGCAAAAGTTACAGAACCTGGCTTAACAACGAAAGTACATTTTGTTGATTCTGCATTTAAGTCGCCTGATGCCGCTGTGTGCATTTGGTTTGCACGAGTCATTACTAGACGGAACTTACCACCAAAAATTGTGCTAAAGTTCAAGTTACCATCTGTAACTGTTGTATCGTCAACCAAGTTGGCTGCACGCATTTCTGCCATGATTTCTGGTGAAGTTACAAGATACATGTAGTCTGGTTCGTAATCTTTGAAGCCCATGCCAATAGCTTGGAATAGACGCTCACCACGAGCAGCACCAATTGCTGTTGAGTCAAACAATTTACGAGCAGTTGAAGAGCCAGCTGCCGCTGTACCAAATACACCACCTGCGTTAATGTCAACAAAGTTACCTGTTGCTGCAGCATCTGCATCTGTATCGTAGCCTACTAGACCACCGTTACCTGATCCACCTGCGTCACCTAGTGCTACTTCATATGCTGCAACACCTTTTAGAAGGTTCATAAGAGCAGTACCTTCGTCATCGCCACGTACTTGTGCAAAGTCACGAGCAATTTTTGCTAGACCGTCTTGCTTTGAAACAACTTCTTGCATGTTAACTTGTTGCGCACCAAATGTACGAACTGTTTTAACATAGTTAGCAATATCTGTTGTGATGTCTGTATATGTACCATCTGTTGCAGATGACAAAGACGCAACATTGATATTTGCTGCTAGTGGTTTGTAGTAACGGAACTGACCGATGAAAGATTCACCATCAGCATTGATGTCGTCACGCTGCCCAACAATACCTGTTGAGTTTAGCTTTTTCTCAGTAGTGTATGCTTCGTCTGCGTATGCAGAAATAGCGAGAGCTACATTTTGAAAATCTGTGTTTGTAATAGCCATAATTATTAATCCTTATTTAAACTATTAGTATGTATAATTACCTAATTGACCTTTTGAGGCCATTGCTAAAACCTCCTCCTGTGTCATTTGAGATAGCGATTTCTTTTCAGTAACATTTGGCGTTCCTGCCGAAGTTGTTGTTCCTGCACCAGAATTTGCTTTAACACGGAAAAGGAAAGAATTGTCTTCATTCTTTGAATAAGCGAGAATAAAGTCTTGAATAGTAGTGCCTGACTTATGAACCCAAGTACCGTTTTCATTTTGAACGAGTTGCTCAACAATATCACGGTAGGCCATTTGACGACTACGCTCATTACGGAAGTCTAAACCACCTAGTTGCGAATTAACTACATTATCACGATTTAACTTCGTGTTCTCTTCTTCGTAGACTTTTAGTTTTGCATTCGCTTCTGCAAGCTTCATTTCTAAAGCTTCCTGCAGCTTTCCTTCTTCTTCTAGCCGCTGAATCTGTTCTTGTTTTTGTTGTTGTTCAATTTCAGCTGCCTTCTTAAGCGCTTCATCACGCTCTTTAGCCATGCGATCCATGTTAGACTTCATTTTAGTAAGCCGTTCTTGGACCTCACGTTCAATCGGATCTACCTCGTCATTGCTTGAAGCTTCAACGGTTTCCTCTTGAACTTCTTGTTCAGTAGTCTCATTGGATTCTACTTCATTTACTGTTTCTTCTTCGAT